CGGACCGACCGGAGGATAGGAGCCGTGATGCCTTTCGTCAGGTCGCCGCCAGCCGTCTGCAAGTTTTGACCAGCCCGCCTGATCTGCTGCGAGAACTGGTTTATGGCGTTGACTGCGCCTGAGGTATCTGCGCCAACCGTGACGAAAAGCTCAGCTACTGGAACAGGCACTTAGCCAACACCTCGACTCATTCGTCTTGCACGCGCCTTTCCTTCAGCCCGCTTCCGCTCACGTTCTCGGTCATGCGCCTCTAACGTGTAGAGCGCGATCCAGTGAGCGAACTCACTGCCCGTCATGGTGCGGGCTAGCTGAGCGTGGGTCATGCCTAACTCTCGGGCCAATTGGTACTCAAACCTCAGGGTCTGATTCGTCCTCAGCGCTTTTCGTGGCATCCTTGACTGCCTCATCAGACAGCCCCGACGCCTTCATAATTTCCCTCAGGATCAGAGACATGGCGGCCATGCTCTTGCCCTGAAGCTTGCCGTAGTCGGCCATCGTAAACTGAGGATCGATCACGCCCTCGATGAACAGGAGCGCCTCAAGCAAGTCGTTATCGATGGTGTCTTGCTTGGTAGCAAAGTCCTTTCGAGTAGCTCGCTTCCTGAGGTCGGCTGACTGTTTCTGAGTGAGCGTGCGAATACGGACGGCCCCGCCCCACTGTGGGACGAAGACCGCCCGTTCCTCGATATCCTCAACCGCAAAAATCTGCTCAGCGGTCAGTACCTTGGGCTGAGGTGCCTCTGCAACTGTATCCATGTGCCCGTCCTTTCGGGGAGATGGTTGTGTCACGGTTATGCGTCAGTGATGGTGCCTACGACAGCTACCTCAGCAGTCCACGTTGCCGTGTCGTCGCCTGGGGTATCGACCTCATAACTAGCCAGGTAGCCTGACCCGGAAATGGTCCGGGTGCCACCACCTGAGCCAGCAGGCCGGTAGGTGAACGTCTGTAGTGCCGGGGTCGCGGCCAGCATCATGCCCGCCAGAATCCCGTCTACAACTGGGTCGTAGCCGCCCTCCAAACTGATCGTTGCCGAGTAGGGTCCGACTAGCTTGGAGACGGGCTGGCCGCCGATTGGATTGATATCGTTGATATCGCGCTCGATGCTGATGTTCACACTGGTAACGTATTGGGAAATATCGCTACCGCCGAGTGAGAACGTGGCGATGGTGCCTGGGCTAAACGGCATCTGTGTGACCGATCCCTTCTGGTGAGGATGGAGCGGGCGCGTTTAGCGGCGGCTCGTATGTGTGACCGATGGTTTGAACACTGCTGTGTGGCAGCTTCCAACGAACTTCAATCGCCCTGACGACGATGTTCAGCCCGCGCAGAACCGCTGCCCAGAACGGGTCGTTGGCCCGCTCAGAGTCGATGGCGTGGGTAACAATCGATAGGCCGCGCCTAACGCGAATCCAGAATTCCCGCTCGTCGCGCATCAGAAGGCAGGCTGATACCTGACCCGGTAAAACCCACCTAAATAGACCGTGGCTACGCCGTTCTCCATATCCTTTCTCTGGTGAGGCTGCTCTCGGCTGCACGACGCGATCCTGATGTCACGGACTATCGTGCCGTTGTCAGGCACCGTGCCGAGCAACGCATCCAGCCGATCGGCTATCGGTTCGAGTGGCTCGAAGCTTGAGCCGCGGCCTACCGCCCGGACGAGATAGATTGCGTTGGTGAACCTAGAGCGGAACGTGATTACTTTGTCTGCTCCACCCAGGAACGCGAAAAGTACCAGCGGGTAGGTCGTCCCTTGCGGTGCCATGTCACCGTAGATTCGGCCGCCGACCAGGCTATTGACCGACCCGTTATTTTTGAAAAGGTTGTACATCCACTCGTCTATGCGAGTGATATCTGCGCTCATGCCAGTAAAGCGGCCTGTACAGCCTGGCCTACTTCATCCTGAAAGTCAGACCCGACGATCTCAGCGGCTGGCCTCATGAAGCTTTGCGGCGGCTGAAAGACAGTACCCTCTTCCTGATACAGACCATAGTGAGCCGCCACGCCTACGACGACTGAGTAAGCCCTCGCGCCCGGGGTAGTCGATAGCGTAATCACGAACTCAGGCGAGATTTCCTCAAGCGCATCCATATCAGGGTTGAGTCTTTCGGCTGAGCCAACCCTCAGGTCGTAGTTACTCGTATCGCCATCGTTGATATAGATGCTGGCTCGCAACGCGCCGGTATCGACAGGAGCCATCTGAGCGGCTAGGGTCGCTAGCTGATCAGCGTTATCCATCGTGACTTGCTTTACTGCCCTTGACAGGGCGGCCGCCACGATCTGCGAACGGTCAGACCTGATCTGGACATTGACCGACGCAGTGATTCCTCCGACCCGGCGCGTTGACTGGGCCAATCTAGCTTGTACCCATCGTGGTCACGCGAGCCGTGATCGACGTGCCCGAAGACCAGTTGATTTGCACCGTATTGGTGGGGCTGTTGAACAGGGTCGTGTCGAACGGGCCGCAGACCTTTGTCGCTGATGCGTTGATGGTCACCGGCAGATCGTTGATGGCGTACGTTGCCGACCCGACTGAGTAGGTGCCGTTCGTGATGAAGGTCGCCGTGACGGCTGATGCGGAGCCGTTGACGATCTCGATCAGGTCGCGGCCAGTGTTGACGAACTCGTTTCCGTTAGCCGCGTCCACAGCGCCATAGGCCGCCTGGACGCTGCCTGAGGCAGACGAGAGGACCGGGGTAAAAGGTGCTCGGGCCATCTAGTTACTTCCCTTCTTCTTCTTCGCCGCCTTCGGCCGCATGTCCTCAGGCAATGCGCTAATCCGGGCCTGAGAGCCGCACACCGGGCAGACGGTACTGTCCTGAAAGCGCTCGCAGACCGTGCATAGCCAATCGTCGGTCTTCGGTTCCTCAGCCGCCGGGGCACCGCAGTGACGGCAATATGACGGGTCAATTTCCTCTACGGAAACAACCTCAAGTTCGACCTCATCCGGCATTTTCCAAAACTCCTTCGAAATGGTATTGACTCCCTAGCTGAGTCGAGCTAGTCTGTGAACGTGAAGAGCTACACGGTGAACGACGGACAACAAGCCAAGGTCGGTGACACAGCCCTGGTTTTCGATGAACTAGCTACGGTTACCGCGATCAGGCAGGACGGCTGGAACACCAAGATCACCGTCAAGCACAACGTGACCGGGGAAGAACTAGAACTCTGGCCCGATGAGGTTGAGGTAGTAGCGTGAAGTTAGAAGGCCTCGTTGCCGAGCTAGATCGCTTAGCGAGCAACCCGGCGGTTTACATCTCTTCCGCTGAAGAGAACCTCGCTGATATGGGCATCCTGCCTCCGGCTCCCGAGGCCGATGATGCCGAGAAGCTCGCTTACATGATCGAGCTACGCCAGATGATCAGAAGCTGCTACGGAGCGTAACCCGAGTTACGTAAGGCCGCCGGTTACCGCCGGCGGTAAACTCGTCCTGCGGATCGACCCATCGCTGGCAATTCGGGACTGAGAGTCCCGGGGGTGAGGGTTCAGTAGGTCAGTGCCCGGGGAGCAACGCCTAGCCGGGCCTGACCGTTTATGTAAGTTCGAGAGCCAGAACGCGGGCAGCAAGATCACCGCTGCCCGTAGCTCCTGAAACCACCTGAAACGACCGACCGTCAGCCACGATCACATCTGTATTGAGTAGCCTGGTGCCGTACTCAAAGACGAAAATCCAGAGCACCTGAACCTCAACCTGAACGGCGTTTTCGCGTTCCCTCGGCGTCGTGCCTTGCCGGTAATACTGACAGGGGAACTTGCCCGGTAACTGCGCGAAGGTATCGGTCGTGCCGCCAGTATTGTCGGGCACGGTCGTCTTCCGCATGATCACTGCCTCAGCGTTGAAGGTCTGCGTCATCGTCTGACGCGCCCGCTGAAGGTACCGGGGAACAGGCATCAGTTTACGAACCTGCTGCCGCGTTTGTACTGGTCGATCAGTAGCCTGGCGACGGGCGGCAAGTTCCTGCCACTCATGGTCACCGTGAGTTCATTTCCTAATTTATAGTTCTGGACGCCTGGCATAGCCAGATCGAGAACCGGCTGACCCAGGCCTTCCGCAACCAGCATCGTCAAATCACGGACGCCTGCCGGGCAGTTGGAGAAGCTACAGAACCCGAAACGGCCAACGATCCTGACGCCATCGCGGTAAGCCGGGAACGAGTAGCGGCCTGACCATGAGTTACGGTTGATCTCCGTGAAGGGCAGCCCATCAGCTACGGCGTTGACCGGGCCAAGGTAGTAGTCAGTGCCCTGAACCCAGTTAGTCTCGTAGACGCCATCACCGTTTGCATCGGTCGTCAGTGAGGTTACGCTCAGAATGTCGTCGGCCGGGCAGAACTGCCAGTACCAGGGCGCAGTGTAGTAGCGAGTCTCGTCAGAGTCAGTCGTATAGAACCGCCGGCCCAAGACGTTTTCGACCCATCGGCTGGCACCGTCGAGAATCCTGTCCACGGCAAAGTCCCGCTCGTCGCCTGTGATGCCCATCCGATCCTTGAATTCGGCACGGCTCACATATAGCACGGCCATCAGACAAGAGCCGCCTCATGAACGATTGAGTAGGACGTAACCACGGCTGCCACCTTCTCCAAATCCTTTTGACTGAGCCACCAGCCGTTGGGGATAGCGACCTCATGGTCTGCGAACTGATCGACGCCTGGTAGTGGGCCTGACGGATACTGAAACGCGGCGTGCGTATCGTTGCGGGCATGAACCGGGCTAGCCATGATGCCCTGAGCGGCCAGGTAGTCGATGAAGGTCTGCGGCTCGTCCACCAGAACGGTATACAGCCACCACGAACTCTTGGGGTCGGGCGGCGGAAGCACAATGTTGCTCAGCGTCTTGAGCGCGTCGGTCAGCCAGACGGCGTTCTTCCTGCCCATAGCGATGATGTGCGGGACATTCCGTATATTCGCAAGGCCGATGCTCGCGGCCACATCGTTCATGTGGTACTTGTACCCGGCTTCGGTAATGTTTTGGGCGCAGCGGAAGTCAGCCCGTGACTCGCGGTCAAGGCCATACCACCTGAGTAGCTTCGCCCGCTGATACTGCCGCTCGGGAACGAGTAGCGCACCGCCGTCACCGGTCGTCAGATGCTTGATGGCCTGAAACGACCAGGCTACGTAATCACCATGATGATTATGATCGACGCCCAGCAGGTTATGAGCAGCATCCTGAATAATCGGGATGGGTCGCGGCAGCGCAGCCCTGATCGACGCGTAGTCAGCCGATCGGCCAGCCCAGTCCACGGCCATAATCGCCTTCGTCCTGTGCGTAACTTTCTGTGCGATGTCTACCGGGCTAATGTTCCCCGTCAGAACATCCACATCAGCCCAAACAAGTTTTGCCCGACGATTCACCAGAACTCCGTTAGTCGCTGTGCAAGTTACTGGCGTCGTAATAACCTCATCGCCAAGCCCTACTCCCAAGAGATGGCAAGCCAGATCGAGCGCGGAGGTACAAGAGTTCAATGCCAGGGGAGGTGGCGTTTCCAGTCCCACCAGACTGGCAAATGCCTTTTCGAACTCTTGCAGTATAGAGTATGAGTTGTAGCACTGAATATGAACGCGCTCGTCCCAATCTCCCCAACTCGGTTTTGCCTTGAGCTCGTCTGGAAAGAGAGAGTGAATGGCGTGGTTTATAT